AGCCTATTCAAAATCCACTTGGTTTCAGACTGTAAATGTCGCACCTGTTCAACCTTTCAGTGGTTTGACACCCCCGTTTCGGGCACAGATTGATTATCCGATTCCGAGTGACTTTTATCAACTAAAACGGATCGCCTCACAAATAAATGGGGCTGACTATCGTGATATGGAGAAGTTCACACTGGCCGAAGAGTCATATCTCTTAAGCGCGACGCCAGGTTTCTCCGGTGAGCCTTTCAAATACAGATTAATTGGAAAGACCACAGCTGATGGTTCTGATACAGGGAAGATTCGTTTACTTCCGCCTCCAACAGGGGCAATCACAATTCAGGTCGATTATATCTTTGGACCAACACCATTAGTTAATGACACAGATCAATTAGATGGTTTTGCTGGATATGAAGATTATGCAATTCAGTTCGCAATCCGCAGTTGTTGCCTCAAAATTGAGGAGTTTGAGAAATCTGATCGTGCAGGGGCAGAAATGCTGCGTCTGAAATCAGACATGCTTGGCCAACTCAGAAGCCGTGATGCATCAAGACCAGCCAAAGTCAGTATGACTCGTGACCAATGGTTCGGTCGTGGTCGAAGACGTGGCGGGTTTAATGCCTAATCCTAACATTCAAGCGCAACCCACGATTTTGCAGCGAAGTTGGACTTATGTCCAAAATGCCGGAACCTCATCTGCTACACTATTAACGAAAACTGCTGTCCCATTTCTTCGTCGAAGATTAGATCCACAGAGTGCGAGTCTGGCCACTATAATTCAATGGGCCAATCTATTCATGAATGATGTAGAACAAGCCACAGTGGGGTCTCGAAGCCTTCCGTTTGGAGCAGGTGGCACCGTAATACTTCCGATTACGTTCAAGGTCGGAACAAATTATCAAATCCCTCATTATCTAAAGACGGCGTCACTTATTGCTTTCTGGTCGATCCCTTCCTCAGGATTTGGAAATATAGTTGGGACTGTCACTTTTGATAATACATATGCATATGTGACCCCAAATAGCGAGTTCACAGCTGGCATGTTTATCGTGGTGGTTCCATAATGCCTGTTCAACCCGGAGACGCAAGTTTAATTGAGATTTCCCTGGGTGGAGGTCTGGATGAGACTACATCTGCGACAAATCTGCCATTTGATAAAATGCAGATCTGTTCTAACGTTGTATTCGCGGATCGTCAATCATGTCAACAACGTCAGGGTATCACAGCCCTCACCACAATATCTAATGGAAGAAAGATCGTTCCTCACCAGAATGAGGTCTTGGTATCAGATGGTCTAAATCTTCAAAGTTGGAATGCGAATCAAGATGGTGTGACCAATCGTGGTCAAGTATCTCCATGCATGGTCAGTCGTCGTCTGTTTGCATCAGGAAACAATAAAGACCAGCAAGTTCCAAATTATAATTATCCAATCACTCCTCTTGGAAGCGTCGCAACGGATGTGACGACACAAACGTGCGTTCAAATTTGGCAAGATGGGACTTCGGTTCAGGCATCAATATTAGATCTTTCGACTGGGGCATATATTCAAACTGGACAGGTTATTGCTCAAACACTGTTTTCAGGTGGACCAGTAGCTACACCTCAGTATCAACCACGTGTCGCCATTTATGCTGGATATGCCTATGTGATCTATTATGACCAAAACTTTGCAGTTTTAAGGTATCGCTCAATCCAATTAGCTGGCGTGATGAATGGGTGGGGTGCAGCAACTTCATTAGCAGGCACAGATCCAGCAATCAGCTTTGATATTTGTACAGCTGTATGCCAAGATTCAACACAAATCTTAGCTTTGGCTTATCTTCATAATAACTCAGGGACTTATCAAGCGAAAGTTACTTTCTATAATCACACTGCTGGTGCTCTAATTGCTGTATCAACCACTGTGGTCACTACAGTCCCAGCAACCCCAACTCTAATCACTATTGCAACTAATACACAGAACAATGTTGCAGTGTTGATCGCAACTTCAACATCAAGCACTGTACACAAATTATATTATGCATGCAATGTTGCAGTCAATGAATCCACTCTCAACTCAGTCGGGTCAGGCAACGTTGCGAACCTATTGACTGGTGCAACGACGTATCGAACTGTTGGACTTGTTGATATGCAATCTGGAACAGGTAATTCTGCTCTATGGTGTGTTGTTGCATCATGCGATTATACAACCACTGTTTCAGCCACAACTGTGACTCAAAAAATTAATACAATGGTGCAATATGGGACAGTAAGTGTGGATGGAACCACCACACCGCTGGCTCTCTCGGTTACAACACCTATTGGTTATCAACAATTAAGTAAACCCTTCACCTTTACAACAAATGGGACAGTTAATGTTTATTGTGTACTACTATGGCAAGAAGGTCAACGATATGACAACACCCGGCCAGCATCTGGCGCATATCAAACAGTCATAATTTGTCAGATCCCTATCAGCTCTGGCAACTCAGCGGGGATCCCACTACCAATAGCTGTGGTGGCGCCAAGATTCGCGGGAGATGCCGTTCCGGCGTTCTACGATACATCTCTATATAACAACCAGATCTACGCTATTGGGACAGAAACTGATGTTGGTGGAAACACATCTTTGACTCAGCTCGTTCTGGACTTTCAAGATCCTGGATTATGGCAATCAGTAGAACTAGGAGACTGGACCTGGATTGCTGGTGGTCTGCCAATGATCTATGATGGTAATCTTCTCTGCGAAGCTGGATTCACGAATCAACCATTAAGTCCAGTTGTTGGTCTCCCTGCTGCTGGATCAGTCGTTATACCACAAATTACAGATTTGACTTACTGCTGTGTTTATACCCAACAAGATGTACATGGTAATTTGCATCAGTCACCACCCAGTCTAGTCACGATTGTTGATGCCTCAGCAGGTTACCCATCAGCCACGCTTGAAATCTTCCCTTGCGTTACGACTTACCGTCAACCATTCACAGTCGGATACCAGGCAGGACAGCAAGTTCAAATCGAAATATATCGTAACTCGTCAGATGCACCTGCGGTTTTGCAGTTAATCGCCACTATTGAGAACGTTCAAGGTCAAGCGGCCTCGACTTTCACTGATACTGTGCCTGATAATTCAAACGCCACAGCTAAGATTCTATACATCACAGGTGGAGGTGTTCCATCAGATGGACCGCCCAATCTATATGCTCTAGTACAACATTCAGACCGAGTATTCGGTGTCTCAGAAGATGGGCAGACTTCTTACTTCACAACTTCTTTCGTCCGTGGTGAGTGCCCACGATTTACTGATGCCTTCACTCTTACGTGGCCAGAAGGTCCACTTACGGCACAATGGTCAATTGATGGACGATTCCATGCCGCTACAGATCGAGACATTTGGTATACAATAGGTGACGGTCCAGCCGATAATGGATCTGGGAATGACATTCAATTGCCTCAATTGTGGCAAGCCACTCAGGGCGTCGTAGACCCGCGCGGATTAGCAGTGTTCCCAGGAGGAACACTATTTTGGAGTCCACGTGGTTTATATATGGAGGATCGCTCTGGAAACTTCACTTGGCTTGGAGAACGAATCCAACGTGAAATGGGACCTGGAACAAGCTATCCAATTTTGACTAGCATCACACCATTAGTTGATGACGGAGTAATACGATTCACTGCTTGGAACGGTCTCGGGTTTTCAGGTACGGCCGGAAATATAATCCATTGGGATTATAGACGAGATAAGTTCTCGACTCATAAGACTAAACAAAATGGTGCGAGTGCCGACTATTGCATTAGTTCCGCATGTATTAATGGGGTTTGGTATGGACTGTTCCCGGTGGGAGCCAACCCTGATTCGACGACTCTTTCAATGGAAGACTCAACTACTTGTCTAGATAATTCAACCTTCGTAACAAGTCACTTGCGTACTGGCAATTTTCATCCAGAAGGGATGCAAGCCAATATGCGGATCCATCGTCTAACAGTTCTAGGTCAACAAGTTACACCCGCTGAGATAAATGTGACTCAATATCGAGATTACACCAATGTATCAGATTATGTTCAAACTTTCACAGACGCGGATTTGAACGGCCTAACTCAACTTCAAGTTCAGTATACAGCATCGCCGCAGAAATGTGAAGCTATTTCAGTTGATCTTTCCACATCAGCTCCAACTACAGAGTCTGTTGGAATAGGACAATCCATAGTTTGGCAAAATCTACAAGTCAGACTCAGAGGGAAGCGTGGCGAGTTCAAGCAGATTCCGAATAACCTTCGGCGTTAGTCTTTAGGTCAATTGGATAAGGGTAAGGAATAATTATGACTCAGGGACTAGCAGGCTACGTCAATCCTAATACCAGATCAATTGGACCTGGTTTGGGGGGTCTAAGTGCAAATGCTAATCCCCCACCTCCTGGTGCTCCAAAACAACCCACTGTGGCGGCTCCAACTGTAACACCGGCGGCCCCTGCGGTTGCAGGTCCCGCTCCTCAGGGTGGATTGGGTGGGTCTGCTGTTAATCCAACGGTCAACACTCACAATAATAACACTGGACCAGGTGTGATATTCGGAAGCCTCTTTGGTGGTGGAGATAACGGATCTAATAACCCTGGTGGTGTTCCAACACCATCAGGTGCAGGTGCTAACTATAATTATAACCCAGCAAACCCATTAGCGCCGCCTCCTACAGCTGGTGGTAGTAATACGACAAGTGGGGTCGGTGGGGCTCTACCTCCTGGATATAGTTCGACAGTCATCAATGGAACAACTTATTATTCAGGACCGAACGGAAGTTTCAGTTCAACACCCCCCGCTTCTACAGGTGGAAACGGATACCAACCGACTGTTGTGTATGGACCTACTAACGGTTCTAATCCTCAAAATGAATTAAACCCGGGGACAGCACAATTTGGTGGTGCATACGGTGGGGCGAATAACGCAGCGAATCAATATGCAGGATTAGCATCAAATGCTATGGGGACTGCCACACCCACCTTAAATCTGACAGGTGCTAACACCAGTTTCGGAAATGCAGATCAAGATAGAAATGCCACTGGTGCTGGGTTAGGTTTACTTGGAGCTACGGCAGCGGGGGGTGGACCTGCGGAACAAGCAGCACAAGCAACTTTAGCACAAGGGACTGATCAAGCTCTCACTGGTGGGATGGCATTAGCTAACTCAGCACGTGGCGGAGGTCCAGCACAAGCGGCTGCCCAAGCTGGTGCATTGAATAATGTGACTTCGACCATAGCTGGTGGTGCTACGGCGGCAAGCAATCTCCAAGCAAATATGGAAGCACAAGCACAAGGGCAGTATGTTGGGGCAACTCAGGCTCAACAAGCAGCGGATATATCTGATGCCAATGCTCAATATCAACAGCAAATGGGCGTCGCTGGACTTCAACAAGCTCAGACTGCCCAAAACGCACAAATTGCACAAGGGTGGACTGGACAAGCCAACTCTGTTGAAGAAGCACAATTAGCTGCTAACTCATCTGCGTATGCCAACAACCTAGGGCTAGCTGGAACAGCGATGCAAATTGGTGCCAACCAACAATCACAAGGTATATCTGCGGGTGTTGGACTTGGTGTTGGTATTCTTGGCGCCCTTGCGTCAGCATAAGGAATCACTATGGCAGATGAATTAAATTACACGCCAGTAGATCCGCAAGGGATCCAGCAATCAATTGCTGGTGGTCCATTAGCATCTGTGCCTCCGCCTGTTACAACCCCAAATAGCATACAATCATCAATTGGTGGTCTTGGGCCAGATGCCAATGTATCTGTACCATTCGATCAATCCGCCGCAGATAGCAATCCAAATGGGACTTTTGGATGGGCGAGACAAGCTGGGACTCAGCAATATGGGTATGGGTCACCTTCGACCCAAACATACCAGCAACGGATGCAAGCTCAAATGACGCCAGAGCAAAGAGCTGCACAAGCAAAGTTTGCTCCGCCCTCGGCTATCAGTTCAGCGCCCGTGTTGCCATCAGGTCCTGTTGGTGATAACGGACTCCCCACAGTTGTTCCTCAGGGGTATGTTACGCCGCCCCCATCAGCGCCTCCGGTTCAAGTTGCGCCTCCGGTGGTCAAAGCGGCAGAAGAAACAAAAGCAAAACCTGCCGAAGCCAAACCGAATACCGGATTAGGATCAGGTGCCCCCGGCGAGCCATTCGATCCATATGCAACTCAACGTGGTGTTCTTGGAGCAGCTGAGGGAAGACTTTTCCCATATGGTGCTGAATCAGCCGAAGCTGTTCGCAACAGGATCGCAGCGGAAGAAGGTATGCGTGGTGAAAATACCAGTTATGCCAAACAAATACAAGATTCTATCGCCAAATCTAATGCTCAACGAGATGTTTTGGAGAAAAATCGTTCTGATCTAATCAAGTCAGAGGCCGCACGAAATTACACTGATGATTATTGGAATAGTCGAGCTTTGGGCGGGACTGGATCTCGTATTGCTGGGGCTCTTGCAAAAGCGGCTGGTGGATTCCTTCAAGGATGGAATCGGTTAGGTTCAAATCCAGCAGTAGATGAAATCAACGCCAATATCGCCCATTATACACAAAATGCACGTGCCCAGTCACAAATGAAGATTGGTGAACAAGATACCTTATATAATCACTTCCTTCAAAAAACTGGATCTGATCAACAAGCTATCGCTTTAACACATGGTGCTTTACTTGACTCAGCAAGTGAAAAACTCACAGCCGCACGTGATGCTGAAAAAGATGTGGATAAAAAGAAAGCAATTCAAGACACATTAGGTCAGCTTCATTTGCAAGATGCAATGTGGACAGATCAGAATCGCACAGCTTCGCATAGAGCTGCTCAGGGAAGTTCTGTTGGACAACTTCTTGATATGCAACAAAAAGTTGCCAATACCGCTAAAACCGAAGCTGAGACTAAAAAAGTTGAAGCTGAGACTTTAGAAAAGTTACACAGTTTATCAGCAGCCGGTGATAACGGGGCTACCCAAGCACTATCTAACTTTTACAGAGCTAAAGCTGAAAACGGTGGTGAAGACCCCGCAGGTGGAGTCATTGGATTCCTGGCTCGTCAAAATGGGGCAGTTGGGGCAGTCGGACGAGTTGTAGGCGGGTCAGATGTAATCCAAGCGAATGCCAATCACGACGACCTTGCTCGTGCGTGGTTCCGAGCAACTTATCCACAAAACAAACGTGTCCCATCACCTGAACAAATCAAAGATATTCGTCGGGACCAAGGGATTGATGCAGACCCTGTAGGATTTGCAAGAAAACTGCAAAGTATGCATCCGGAAGCGATCCGATCTTCCATTGCTGGTGATAACACTCCTTCAAGTTTTGAATCGTCTGGATCTGAGTAAACATGCCGGATCCAATTCCGCCTACCCCGGTTGTATCACCACCGGTAGCTCCTGTTGTAGCACCCCCTACTACACCAAGTGCTGATTCACTTCCACCCCCACCAACAGTCATTGGGGTCCAGCATACTAATACCCTCCCTGCTGATAAATTAAATCAGGCATATCAATCTGGTGTTCTACAATTCAATCCAGAGGAAAAAATCCCGGTTCTTCTCAAAGATGGTAGAACTGGGACAGTTTCACATGATCAGGTCACTGATGTAATCAATGGCGGGGGGCGAATCATTCCCCAGGCATGGATTGATAAAGCACATGAAAAGAAAGAATACGGCGGGATCACTGGCGCTATTGGTGCAGGTGTCGCTGGTGTTGCACGTGGTCTTTCAGTTGGTATATCTGATCCATTAGCTGTTGGTGCAGCGCGACTTGTAGGCGGTGATCAATCAGCTGAGAGAATGCGTTCTCGGTTGAAGGGTTTTGAAGATGTTTTCCCGGTCACGAGTACGGCTTCTGAAATGGCCGGGATGTTGGCCCCCGCTTTGCTTACAGATGGCGCTTCTGTGGCAGCGGAAGGCGCGGAAGGGGCATCAGTTCTGGCCCGAACTGCCAGACTTCTAAGTGCGCCTTTAGATGGTATATCTGGAATAGGGCGATTAGCTGAAAGATCAGCTGCTAATGTTTTACCAGAAATTGGTGAAGGTCTCGCTGGATTAGCTAGTAAAGCTGCAAGTAAGGCTGTGGGTGCGGCGGCCGAAGGTGGTTTGATTAACCTTGGTCAGACCATATCGGAATCAACACTTGGTGATACTGACCTCACAGCTGAAAAACTATTAGCTTCACTCAATCATGGTGCGGTCATTGGTGGATTAACTGGTGGGGCATTTAGTTTAGCTGGTGATGCGTTATCCGCGTCTCTAGAAAAATTAAGTCCAGAGTTGAAAAATGCCGCGGCAGATCAGAGCTTCAAGATGCTCAATTCGACCAAGAAGATTACAGAGAAAATTGAGAATACCTTCGATGGTGGAACTCGTGGTTTGGGTCGAACACTATTAGATCTGGATATTCTCCCGAAAGAAGGGAATATTCTTGAAAATGCCTTAAGACCAGAAGAGTTATTACCTCGTATTGAAGCAAAACAAGATGAGATTGGTCAAAAATTAGGTGAAATAGTCAAGACCCAAGGCCTGAAAATCAAAATTAAGGATTTGAATGATCAAATAGAAGGGGTTATTGCGGACCTTCGAAAGAACGCGGGATGGGGCCACATTGTCAAATCGATTGAAGATTATCGTGATGATTTAATCAAAAAGATGACTGCTACTGTAGATGAAGGAGCAGTTGCAGCTGGAAAGAAAGCTCCAAGTTTATATATCCCTCCACATCTTGAACCATTACGTGAAACTATTGAAAAGACAGCACAAGCGGCTTCGGCGGGTGATCAATCTGCTATTAACTCAATGAAGCAGTGGGAAAAAGAACATGGTGTTGTACGAACAACACCAGAGTCGGGAACAGAAGTTCCTGAAAAAGACCTGATGAATATTGAAGTCCCGGCCGAGACTTTATTTCAACAGAAGAAAGCTCTAGCCGCTCTAGTATATAAAGATATAAAATCAAACGATCCAGTTCAACGAGTTCAGCAATTACGTCAAATCACAGGGAAGATGGAGGACATGATTATGGACTCTATCGGAAGGCTTCGGACACAATCAGAGGCTGAGGCTAGCAAAGCTGTCTATTCAGGTGAAAAGACTTTCTTAGATGCTTTCCAACCTGTAGCCAAACTTCCCACACCTGAATTAAAGAAATCTCTAAATAAACAATATCAGGCATTGAGTCTCGCCAAAGAAGCATTGGAGAAGAATACCACTTCATGGAAAACCAATCGCAATTTTTCTCTGTCTGATTATACTATGGGTTTCGGTCCGGCAATGCAAGCGGCAGCTTCTGGTCACATACTAGGTGGAGCTGCTGCCGCTGGCGCTGCTTTAGTTCATAGGACATTAAGAGGACGTGGTAATGCTTTCCTAGCTTCAACGTTTGAAAAATTATCAGCAATTAAGTCTATTGCTAATCATGCTGCCAAAGTAGATGTGACTTTGCAGGATGCAGTCGATCATGCTATTGGTGGAGGGAAAACTTTCGTGGTCAAAATCCCGAAAGGTGCTGAGATCCCATCTGATCCGGATGAAAAAGTTGCATTTTTCGAGAAAATTACGAAAGATATAATGGCCTCGGCCACGATCGATCACACACCAGTAGCCGGTCAATTAGTAGAACACACACCATTATTGGCTCGACGATTCATTGATGCAACGAAACAGGCCACAATGTGGCTCTTGGGTCAGATCCCACCTAATCCACCTATTGGGTCCAAGACGCCATCAGATCAAGATATTTCATCATTCCTGATGAAATATTCGGCGGTGAATGATCCTGTTGGGACTATTTCAAACGGACTGGCCACTGGAAATGTATCCCCAACTCAAATGAACGCTATTCGTGACTGTGGAAGTTATAGCAAATTATTAGACTCACTTCAAAAGACAATTGCTGGTGAATTGAAAAAAGCAGCCACGGCTGGTAAATTGAAATCACTTCCGTACGACTTACAACAGAGCATACATTTAATTTTCAATGAACCCGATTGGTCACAATCACCAGAAGGTGTCAAAGCTCTACAAGACAACACACAGCCACTTCCTAATTCAGCTACCCCTCCGACAGGTGGGGGTAAAGCTGGAAAGAAAGTAGTGGACTCAACTGCTAGTAAGATGATGAGCGCCTCAGAAGCACGAGCATCAGGCATGGGAATCGGTCAATCACCAGGGCGGCGTTAGCCCATTAGTCTAAGAGAGAAGTAACTATGAGTTTAGATCAGTCCGTAGATCAGGCGTCCAACGTCGTCCCGCCAGCAATTGGGTATATCATTGCCTTGACAGTTGATGGGACGAGTCGAGGTTATGACCTAACACCACTTGCTTACTTTGGTGCTCATAACGGCCAGAACAACCAGATGTATTGGACTTTCAACGTAGATGGCATATCTGATGTTTTCTATGCATTTGATTCGGCCGCGGTTGGAGTTAATGAGATTTCGGACACTGCAATCCTTGCAGCTGGGTCTACATTGGCGTTCGATTCCCCTGGTTTAGGTCTTGCAACTTGCATGTGCGGCAAGATTCCAGCTGGGGTTTGGAAAGACGAACGTGTTGATCATTTTTCCCACAAGACTCTGATTTTGAAGTGTGCCACGGGCAAATCGTCTACGCTCAGGTTCTGGCTATCTAGCCAGCCAATGGCAGGTGTAGGCTGATATGTGGAGACGTGGTGGTGCATTTGCCGGCCTTCAAGGGGTCACCGGAGCCACAGGCCCGTCAGGGGGTGCTCAGGGGGCTACGGGTGTCCAAGGAGTCACGGGACCCCAAGGAGCGACCGGAGTACAGGGCGTTCAGGGAGTACAAGGACCAGCTGGTCCGTCATACCAAGTGACGAGTGCCATGGGGCCGACTGGTATGCTGACTGTGAATGATCCAACTGTGTCTGCAACAATCCCAATCATGTATGCCAGGTATGTTGCTGGTGGGACATTGGGAGAAGTCAGTGTCGCTACACAGGCATCAGGAACATTTGCTCTTAAATCCACAAGTCAAACTGAGACGAGTACGTTTGTGTATTCGGCCAAGAACTGACGGAGAACCGTCCAAGTCACGAATAAGGCGCCATAATCATGCTTAGTCGTCGTGGCGGCGCATTTATTTCATTACAAGGACCCACAGGGGCCGAGGGACCCACAGGGGCTTTCGGAGGCCCTCCTGGACCCACAGGGGCCACTGGACCCCAAGGACCTCAGGGTTCAACCGGAGTTCAAGGAAGTATTGGTCCGACTGGGGCACAGGGTATTACTGGGCCTCAGGGTATTCAAGGAATTGCTGGTGTTACAGGATTAACTGGTGTAACTGGGCCCACAGGACCCCAAGGTCAGACTGGGGCACAGGGGATTCAAGGCCCTCAGGGTGTCCAAGGGGTCACGGGTGCAACAGGCCCCACCGGACCACAAGGCCAAACTGGACCCCAAGGGAACCAGGGTATACAGGGAGTCACGGGAGCAACTGGGGTTCAAGGGGTCACTGGATCTACAGGACCTCAGGGTGCTACTGGACCCCAAGGAGCCGCTGGTATAACCGGAGCAACTGGACCTCAGGGATTAACCGGAGCACAAGGTGCTACAGGTCCACAAGGTGTTACTGGATATACAGGTCCTATGGGGGCTACGGGCCCCGCTGGCGGACCCATGGGACCTACTGGCTTACCAGGACCTACTGGTCCAGGTGCAGCAACCCAAGCTTATGGACAATTAGTTAATTACGGATCAACAACTGTTAATACAATTAAGGCAGCCACATCTCCACAAGTTCTGATTTGGGATCATGTTGGTTTATTCCAAAACACATTTTGCACGAGCGGGACTATTGCTAATAGCATTGGAATTGATTCCAATGTCGGGGGACCATATCTAATAACTGTTAGTATTGGAGAATCTGTAATAACTGGGAACAACGTCACGTTATCTGTTGCAGTCAACGGATCAGTATTAGCTGAGACCGTTACATTAATCGGTCCATCGTCACAAGCAATACTTCCCATTTCAACTCAACATTATTTGAATGGGTTCGATCAAGTCCAGGTCATGGCTTCGGTCACTGGATCGAATGCATCACTCACAATCAAAGATGGATCATTTAACGTAATAGCAATAGGTGGAACTGAGGGTCCCCAAGGACCGGTCGGTCCTACTGGGAGTCAGGGATTTCCTGGAATAACAGGAACAACCGGGCCCCAAGGGCCACCAGGTGCTATTGGCATCACAGGTGGTGTACAAGTATATGGGTTTCTCTATGATGTTCCAAGTGGTGCTGGCGCAAGTGGGCCAGCGTATCCAGGGTTCACACTCACGAGCGGTGCTACTGCGCCGAATCTCGTCACAGTCCCATTCAGGTATCTTGGTTCTCCTGGATATTTAACACACGGACCTAGTGATAGTATAACTATTGATGCTTCGGCAATAGTTGAAATCAAATGTGTGATTTCATGGCAATATGCATATCCTGGTGGAGAAGATAATCAAGTAGGCGTTACATATGGGATTTATCAGAATGGCACATTATTACTTACGTCTCAGACTGATACGGGTATACTTGATGAAGATTCCAGCCAATTCACGACTACAACTGTCATTGCTTTAGCTAGTGCGACAGGTGGTGATGTTTTTAATGTTCAAGCAATAGGTAAATCATTAGAATCTTTCGTTTCTACAGGGATTGTCATTGATTCTGCGTTTTTCTCTGTTGTCAGTGTAGGTGGTATTGGATTACAGGGTGTGCAGGGGGTTACGGGACCACAGGGTCCAACTGGATTACAAGGACCAACAGGAAGTAAAGGTCCAACTGGATTACAAGGAAGTCAAGGCTCACCCGGTGTCACAGGCCCATATGGTGGGCCAACTGGGCCACAAGGTGTCACAGGGCCACAAGGTATTCAAGGACCTACTGGTGCACGTGGAGTCACAGGGCCACAAGGTATTCAAGGAACTACCGGTCCTGGTGGTCCATTAGGAACTGGCACAATATCTCCCGCATACGGACAGTTATACTCAACCACCTCAACAACAGCAACAGGGAGTTATACTGGAACTGTAGCATTCAGTAATTCTGGTATATCAACAAATGTTACATTAGTATCCGGCACTAATTCATCTATTACTGTAAATCAGACTGACATATATGGAGTTAGTGTAACAGGTGGCATAACATATGAATATGGATTTGATATTCAGTTAATATTACAAGTTCTTAAAAATGGTGTACCTCAACCAAATCTAATTTGGGGCCCAGTTGGTTTTGATCATTCAGATCAAGGAACTATAGCTATTACTGGGTTGTTGGCATTAAACTCTGGCGATGTTCTAACGCTATTAGTAAATAACGAACAATCAGAACTGGCTACGCTGTCACAAGTTCAATTCACTGTATGGAATGTTAGCTCAAAACAAGGTGCAACAGGTGTTACAGGTCCAGCTGGTGTCACAGGACCTTATGGTGGACCTACGGGCCCACAAGGATTAACTGGGGCCACGGGTCCCACTGGTGCAAGAGGAGCAACCGGGCCCCAAGGGAATCAGGGACCACAAGGTATTCAAGGGATCACTGGTGCTACAGGCCCCACTGGTGCACAAGGTGTTCAAGGAGTCACTGGGCCCACAGGACCCCAAGGTCAGACTGGTGCTACTGGGCCTCAGGGACCACAGGGTATCCAAGGAGTCACTGGGGCAACTGGTCCCACGGGTGCGCAAGGGGCCACAGGCATTCAAGGTGTTACAGGCCCTTATGGTGGACCTACAGGACCCCAAGGTGTTACAGGTCCACAAGGAGCTACTGGTTTACAAGGAATCAATGGGGTTACTGGTGCCACCGGACCACAAGGGTCATCTGGTGTCACAGGATCTACCGGTCCCCAAGGACCACAAGGTATTCAAGGTGTCACAGGATCTACCGGACCACAAGGATCACCTGGTGTCACAGGATCTACTGGACCCCAAGGATCACAAGGTATTCAGGGTGTCACTGGATCTACTGGTCCCCAAGGGTCACCTGGCGTCACAGGATCTACTGGACCTCAGGGTCCACAAGGTATCCAAGGGGTCACTGGGGCTACAGGTCCCACGGGCCCGGCTGGGGCAGGATCTACTGGACCGCAAGGTTCAACTGGTCCTACTGGACCACAAGGACCTACTGGTGCACAGGGAGTTACTGGCCCGGCCGCCGGTGCTACCGGAGTATTTGGTGGATTATGGGGATCTGGCGTCAGTGTTCCATCAGGTGGCGGGCCAGTAACCATTCCATTCAATGCCAGCGGTCCATCGAATCAGACTACATTAAACACGAGTAATTCATCAGTCACAGTTCTTCAAGCCGGAACGTATCTAATTGTTGGATTAACTGATGGTGGTAGCTTATATGTCTCAGGATTGGCGGTTTATATTAATGGAACCCAAGCACAAGATTTATCTCTAACTAATACATCAGCAACACAGCTGCTAGTTGTTCAAGGTCTCAAACAACTTAATGCGAATGATGTAGTAACACTCAGAACCATCACCGCTCAAAATGGCGGAGTAGTAAATAACGCCTATTTGACTGTCACATTACAATCTGGTGTGCAGGGGGCTATGGGCCCCACCGGGCCAGCTGGTGTTACAGGCCCCTATGGTGGGCCAACAGGTCCCCAAGGTGTCACTGGGGCCACAGGACCAACTGGCCCGGCCGGCGCTAATGGATCCCAAGGTATTCAAGGATCACCTGGCGTAACAGGGGCAACTGGACCTAATGGCGCAAATGGCAGTCAGGGTCCACAGGGATCCCCTGGTGTAACCGGGCCAACTGGCCCGGCAGGGTCTGCCGGGGCGCAAGGTGCTACTGGCCCACAGGGGGCTACGGGTCCTTCAAATGGACCCACAGGGCCCCAGGGTATTCAAGGATCCCCTGGTGTAACCGGACCCACAGGTCCGGCCGGATCTAACGGATCACAAGGTGCGACAGGTCCACAGGGAGCTACAGGAGTTCAAGGAGTCACCGGACCCGCCGGAGGTGGCGGAGGAGGTATAACACCAGGATACGCACAGGCATTTGGACAATCATATGGTGTTACACTTCCCAACTCGGGTGGATTGACTGGCGCCATAATCGGGGGGTGGACTGGTACTGCCACGGGGGTGGTGTCAAATATGACTATAGGTTATACTGGAATAACAGTGACGAATGCTGGTTATTATTTAGTTAATTTCCAGATAACACCTGGTGGTGATACAGCAACAGCTTCAACTAGGATACAATATTTTTATGTTGGGATAAACGGGGTATTTGCATATAATGGTGTGGTAACAGCTCTCTCATCCGCGGGGCCAACAGCTGGTACCACAACTCTTTGGACAGTAGTTGCCAATGGTAGTTGTATAGTATATTGCCCCGCGGGGGCTATTATTTCCATTTATGGAGCAGCTGAAAGCATTATATTCCAAAGTTATAATACATTTTATCAAAACCCTCCTCCATGGGAAACATGTAATTTCAATGTTGTGAGGATCGCATGATCCCAATTGTTTGGTCGCCTCAGGATTTCACGGATGAAATCGAACGTGAATATGGCTTATGGAAACCTGTATCTAACACTGAGATAGAACAAGAGTTCACTCTCTCATCCGCGACGAAACGCAAGTTACTCCATAATCTAGAACAGAAGTTCGGTGTCGAAGGAGCTAAGAAAGTATTAGATGTTGCGGTGTTGGCGGTTGTAAAATCTCACACTAAATAAATTAAGATTCAAGAACCTCTCGGCATGCAGCAAAGGCTCTTGCCTCATTAGTGCAACCTGGATCATCACTACCAATGGGTTCATCAGCATAATCATATATGTACAAAGGAAGACCATCATCATGATTATAAGCGACTAAATCACAATGGTAACATCTATATTCGGTCCAACCACCAATAACATCGCCGTCGCTATGCGCCCAGTCGTGGCGATTGATCAATTCCTCAATTGTCATCGTTGATATTACACTATTCTTCCAATATGATTCGAGCGTATTCTTCCGGATCATCTTCTTGAATACGCAGCATCGGGACTTCGTCCGGATCATGCTCCTCACACCATTTACTGGCTTCCAGAGCTAGAGCTTTATACTCACTCTCGGTCTCTTCGCCAGTTTTGAGAGCACGCATCCAAGCTTTGGCCTCATTCCAGGCTGAGTCTTGGGTTTTGTGCTTACCGCATACAATTAGTTGATCAGCGATGGTTTTGCAAGCAGCACCAAAAGCTGCTTTCTCCGCGGCCGGAGTTTCTCGGCGTACTAATACTGCGCCACATTCCCAACAACCGGCTGGATACCCTAGGCCACCACACTGCGTTTGAGGTGGTATAATTAGTTCGAAAGAACTAGATGACATAGCGCCTCTTCATCAGTTAGAAGCACATATCCATCGGAAATCGTATCCAACATGTGAGAATGGCATAATGCTATTATTAAGCCGTATCGGTTCCGATAATATTGACCTCTCTTATTACAATGGCTAGTGGCTAAGTACTCATATTCGCAAACATACGGACCGTGGTAACCAAACCTATGTATCATTCTTCCAAGACCTGTCGGATTATCCAATCAACACGTCGCTGTTCGGTGCACTGAGTATCTGATGGCAGGAAATGATTTTCTATGTAACTCCAATATAAATATTCGGGTGAATTAAATACGCTATAATCTACGTATAATATATTATTAGGATTTTTGGTTTTGGTTTTGGTTATACGCAAAAGACCACACAATTCACATTTCTCTCCATTATCAGTATATTGAACCCACTTGTGTCCGAACATAAGTTATTCCTGTAATACGAACTGGACGATGCAATCTTCGTCCTCACATTTACCAAGAAGTCTATTGTGAATACATGCGTCCCATTGATGATGGGCAAATTGAATATCTTGGATGATCTTGTTCATCTCTACTTGGAGGCTGAGAGGACACTCATCTGTGAGCCAATAGTTATTCATCTAGAACCTCTCGAACGATTTTCAATTCTCTCTCAGCGACCAATTGTGCCCACAGGTCATCCGCATATTTCACAGCTTTGGCAAGACTGTGACCACACTCTGCGAGTCTAGTCTCGACAAATTTTAATCGGTTTTCTTCGATGATGATCTGGCGAATTGCTTGGTCATACTGCTCCCCGAGTCCGGGGCTAATGGGTGTTGGTCTCGCTTGGTCAACTAGATTCTGATTTGTCTGAGGATGATTTGACAAAGTCATCTGATGGCTCCAATACTGTGAGGCGGCGGATTGCTGTTGCAATGATGCAACAGCATTTTGGTAGGCTGGCGAGAGACAACTGATACAAGAGTTCGAGTTGGGCTGGTGATTACAATTCATCTTATACAATCATAAGGATGTTTAGGAACCCATTTACCATCAAGATTTTGTCCGGCCCATTCGAAACTTTCACCTTTCCAAATGAATCTACCACATTTAACACATGGAAATGCCCGATTACATATTGGACTACTGCGTCGTGAAGCGATTCGTTCCAATTCAATTATTGGATCTTCAAATTGAATTGGAATCTCCCATAATTCGTTATGGGCTTCTAAAGCAGCAAATAAGAACATACTAGTATTCATATTCAGTTTATGTGCAGACGTATAATTACGATGATTGAAATCTAACAAGTCATGGATTTTATCTAGAGTCATCATATAACACCATAAAATGTTGCAGTGGCAGACGTTACATAACCGCCAGTTGGTGATCGTATTACGACTCCATCTTCTATTAACTGGTCAAGGACTTTCTTTTCGGCCCCATTCCTTCCCTTCCAATTTTGCTTACGGAGCATTTCTCGCAAGACCGACAAGCTCTTTGGACCATAGTTTTCAATAGTCTGATAGATTAAATCACGTTCCTTTTTGGCAGCATTGTCAGTCTCATCTCCCGGATTAATCGTCTTGATTACTAATCCCTCATGATCCTCAAAATCTGGCACAGTATTCCCCGTATCCTCCAAACGAAACAGGACACTATCACCACGTCTGCCCATAGATACTTTGCCCTGGGAGATTTTGAAATCGTCAGACCCTTTAACGCGTCTGATGCTAATTGTTGCACCAAGCGCCGCCATTAATGCTGATGACCCACGAGCGTCCTGAGTGAAATCATGTGATAATTCTTCGGCAGCCGTGAGTTCCTGAGTTTTTCTCTCATGATGGAGGATCACAAATATGCAACCAGTTTTGTCGCTTACCTTAGACAACATGACCAGGTATTCGGCCATTTCGGACGAGTTTTCATCCTTCGAGGATGGTGTTGCCGCTCGAAACGAATCAATAACACAGAGAGCACGCCCATCGCAAAGCCGCATGAACTTAGACTCCGCGGCTTTGCTAGTCAAGCTAACAGGAGAGAAGCTCACCACATCAATGTTGTCAAAATTAGTGATCCCTCGACCGAAAGCTAGTCGTCGAAGTCTCCGTTTGGTGATTTTGATCCCCATTTCATAATCTAATATTGCCACCTTCCCCTTTAACATCACCCCAACATCACCCCAACAAGTTGGCAGGCCGGCTCCAACAGATAAAGCGAGATCTAGCATGAGGAACGTCTTTGACAGACCTGCCCATGCAATGATCATATTTGGGCGCCCCTCAGCGAATCGAAATTGAGGAATCACATATTTGCATGGTTGGTCCGGCGATGCTAAAAGACTGGACAAATTATTCATTTGGAAATCATCCGATTCGTGGAGATTTCCAGACATTAGTTGACGATATTCGTCTGAGTCGGCTATGCCTTTCCAGTGTCGTGTTATTTTCTTACCAGTTGGGCTAGTGGTCGTTATAACTAATCCGTGAGCAGCAATATGGTTGCAGGTGTTATTTAATTTTGTAAAGGCTGATAGTTTTTGTTCGTCTTGCCGAGCGACAATGAATGATTGGTAATTAGTTCGAATCTTTGGGTGCAATCCTTTTATTTCGTCTAAACGACTGGATGCCTCTATTTGATTAAGGCTTTCCAACCAACTGTGCAAGGTGTCAAAGGATGGAGCATCTATTACCTGCTCACGATCCCCACCCCCTGAATATTTGGTTGTAAGCCAGTTCCATTGGCTTATTTGGTCAATTATCTGCTGATCAAACTGATCAGTGAATTCAACGTTCGAACGTTGTAGTTGAATCCAATTATTCATGCACTCGGAGGCCTCGGGTCCTTCCGAGCCATATTGGAATAGTCCACGAATAAGATTATTCATGTGGACACCTTGTTGGACTTCGAATGTACTTTTTCCATGGAACTTTTCTTTCCTCAGCCACACTCTCCGATTAGACCCCGGGAGTGTGGCTGAAACGTATTTAAGGTGACGTGACCCTGTCTTGTTCTTCCTTTAAGAGGCGGCGAATAAGTTGTGAAAGAGGAATATCTTGTGATTTTGCAAGTTTCTGAGCATCTGATTTTTCCTGTTTACTTGCAGGAAATTGGATCAATACTGGACGACTTTTTGATAGACCACTCATGAGTTCCTCTATTTCTACTGTACCTAATAAACCATCGAAGGCTTATAATACTATACATTTCATATATTTGTGGGTGTTCTCATTTTCTACGATCAAATCTGCCATCCCCGAGTCCCCACTCAGTCCCGGATCCCGGGATCAGTCCGGTCCCCGGTCCCCAAACTTAAAAAGGGGACGGGGGACTGAGGGACGAGGGATCTTAAGGTATCCGTCCCCAGAACGAACATCTTCAAATGTAAAGTCCGATATGAACAGTGAAGTTAGACCGACCTGGTATTACTCTTGTGCACAATGTGAGAGAAACTTCATTACGGAAGAGGATCATTACGAGGAATTAATTGAAGCAATCAGGCATTTGTGCTTAGATTGTCGTAGGATGGTTGAAGTTTCGGATGAGAGACCCTAATTCAGTGCAAGTTAGGCCGGAAATGTTGCCTGATATGTGGACTCATAAAGGTATAACGTATGACTTTAAAAAATTGAAGTTAGCAATGAGAGCTGCTCACGATGAAGATGTATCTACACTAGCAATGCATCAAGCCACAGGCAATTTAATCAAAGAAGTGCTGGCTGCCCACAAGGTTGCAAGACAAGCAGTTATTGCCTTTCAAACTCCATATCATATTTGGCTTGCTGTAGAAGAAGAAAAATTGCAGCGTCAATGGGCAGCAAAACAGAAGAAGTGATTTCAAAATATTGATAAACTTTTTATGATCTCTAAATATCTAAGATGGTCAATACACAAGAATCACCGAAAAATCGAACTGAAATGATCCGGACTCTAGTAGAGAATGGACATGACTCTAATCACATCCGGGAAGTTCTCAGTTTAATGACCGAATCCGGATGTTTCAAAAAGGGCCCTTCTGAATCTCTCACACAAGAGAGCCATTCTAATGGCTCTGAAACGACAGAAACAGTTCCGAGTACCACGTCGCTCAAAAAGCAGGGGTGGAAAGATTACGTCCCATTTTATCATTATCGTAGCAAGAAATCTAAGTTTAATATTAGGGCTTTCGTCCTTGGGTTCTATAAATCGAATCCGGAGACAAATGTAGTACTTTGTCATGAAGCATTAGCACTAGTTAATCCCGCACTCAGGGTGGATCAGGTCATGACTGCTTGTGTCACATTGTGTCACGAGAAGAGACTATTGTCATGTTTCCGACCTGGCACATATAAATTGCCATGATCAGTGATGCCAAGAGACAAGCCATCAGGGCTCGTAAAAAGAGTCAGGTTGCGAAAGGGCTCTGTTCGGATTGCAATTTACCACTTTCATCCAAATATTTCTGTCGCAACCATCAATTAAAACACAACGAGTCCGCCAGAATTAGCGCCAAACGGTTATATGATGAACGAACTGCTGCCGGACTATGCTTTGAGTGTGGTGCTAATGCCAATGGACTAGTTAGGTGTAAATATCATCGGGATCAACTAAGTCAGACACGCAAAAGGAAACGACAAAATGTCCGATCTATATGACTGGTTACGGGATGGCACAGGTAAGCTAGGTGGTGTATTCAAGATTAGATGGGAGGATTATTCTGATATGAATTGGTGTTATCATGAAGAGGAAGGAAGATCCATGTACAGACCTATTTCCCAATGCACAAATCCGGAATGCGTTTGTGCATACGTGTTGAATCAATGAAGCCTACGGATTTTTCGAGTGTATTGCAGGAATTATGGCCACAAAGTGACATTCAAGCACAATTATATTCAGGTAGCCTTTGGGGTAAGATAATGGGAACGACCGTTTATTGCTTTAAGCATCATTCTCAAATGGTGAAAAGAGCAGAGTGTGATCACCCAGATTGTGTTGTCGCTCACGTGTTGGATGAGTAATGGGCAAACCACACTCAAATCCAGATGCTATCAAGAAAGCGCTACTCGCATCGCTAATTGCAGGTAATTATCGGAAGATTGCCGCTGCTGATGCTGGGATCAATGAGTCCACATTTCGTTTATGGCGGTTGCAAGATCCCAAGTTCGAGGCGGATGTTATTGATGCTGAAATGAAAGCTGAGGCATATCACGTCAAGAACATCAAGAAGCACTCAATTAAGAATTGGGTGTGTTCTGCCTGGTGGCTGCAACGCAGAGCGTCAGGACGTTGGTCGGATACAACCAAGCTGCAATTAAATCAAGGTCCCCGCGAGGAGTGGGAGAAACTCACCAGCAGTGAGAAACTCACCCGGATTAATGAATTGGAAGCCAAGTGTGAAGAAGAGAAGCGAAAACTTCTCTCGGCGCCTCCTCCTGAGGAAATTAGCGAAGTGACAGAGGTGGACGAATGATTGGACATGAGGCCATTTTCGGCAAAGGGGGGCATTGCTGGTCAAGATCGCATAACGACTTTGATAACCATAAGTTCGAATGGCAATGTCATTTTTGCCAGATAAAGCGAGCTACCAGCGTCTTCGGCTGGTATCCATCACAAGTGATGGCCGACATAATTTGTGAACAGGCCAGAGAACGTCTGTGTCAGGCGGTATTAGATGAGTAACTTTAGTCTACGTCTGGTCAGACCAGACGAGATGCCATTTGTTTACGCGGCATGGATAAGATCCTCGAATCGAGAGGATTGTCGTCCAGCACGAGTCTATAAAGCCCGTGACTCATCTCGTCTTGTTACTCTATATATGGACCAGAAAATCTGGGAAGCTCTATTATCCAAGCGAATTGCCACATTACAAGATAACATCTATGTGGCCGAGTCAGAGGGTAGCTTAATCGGGTTTATCAGTCATAATTCAAAGACATTAAATTATGTATATGTTGAATCCAAGTTCCGGAGGCACGGGCTGGCAGCCGAAATGCTGAAATTGGCTGGAATCGGATCTAGACCAGTAATAACACACTGGACCCCCGATTTCCACGGTTGGAGCAAAGGTTCGTACATCTGGGCATCAGAATGAAATATAACATCCAGTTCGTCAAAATCTCGGGACATGTCCCACCACTCAGGTCACTCTCAATGGAGGAATCTGAACACAAATCAAGTTTTTCAACAGCTGATGGGTATGAAATCGGAAAAGATTTTGATACTTTGGTGATTAGCCATCACGGCGCAGCTCATGATCTATTGATCCCCTGGACTAGAGTAGTTTATGCCGAATCCATGCCGAATCCTATAGAAGAAACTGTTAAGCTTCCAGACCCAAAAGCCAAAAAGAAGAAATCATGAGAGTCAGACCTCAATATTTGAATGCAGTTGGAATCCAATACCAGGATGGACCAGATCCAACGCGGAGGGATGACGAATCCAATGATGACTATGTATCAAGAAGATTAAATGATCTGGGTTACTCTCGGCCACAAGGAGCAGACTATCAAATAGTTGCTGACCGAATACTGGCATGGGGATATAATATTGATAAAGGACCACATCTACCAGGTTGTCGTTGCACTCAACCAGAGTGTGTTGTGAATTGGGTGATGAATCGATGATTGACCATGCAGAACGTGTTCGTCGTTCCCAATTAACTCAAGAACGAGAAGTAATCAGGAGTCTTAACCGAAAAATTGGGTTGTGCTATATTTTCCCTGAGGAAAGTGAAAAAGCCGTTATTTCAAACGTGGAGGAATGTGGTCATCCCGAGTGTCTCGTTAAATGGGTGTTATCACAATGAGTTGGTTTGAGGGAGATCAAGAGTTTGAACTTGATGACTGGAAGAGAGTCTGTTTCGTAGCTGAGCGCTGCCCACGATGTGATGCTCCCAAACTCACACGTAAAACAGATTCTGGTGTCTATTCGCAACAATTTCATGATAAATCCTGTGGTGGTACCATCACAGGGGCTTGGCACCGTGATGCTAGGTCGGCAATGGAACAATCGCGACATAACGACGGGACTCAAATGGATTGGCGCAAGAAGGAATATGGCGCGAACATCGAAGCGCCACCTGGTTATACCGGACCAAAAAGAGCGCCAAATAAACCAGGATTTGAGGGAAAATGACTCATGCCAGACGCACCTGGTCCTTGTCTGACCAAGGATTAATAGGGAGATCTGCTTGTGTAGCTATATGTAGCATTATCAAAATGGATCCGACTGATCATCAAATACCAGTCGACGAGGAGTTTATGTATCAACTTTGGTTCGAAACATACAACCACAATTATGTCGAATTAATCTTTGATGGTTTCTTATTTCGAACATGGAGAGGAGACTACTTCGTAAGACTGCCGAACAAAGAAGACCAAAAACTAATAACTTGCAAAGAGGTGATGACAACATGACCTCTTCTTTATTTATTGCAGTTCCGGTTTACAGCGGGAAAGTTCGAGCTTTCGAGTCCTCTATGGAGCGATTGAAGAAATCTCTTACGAGATGTGGGATACAACATTCTGTTGTTGAATTGTGGGGAGAATCTTTAATCACGCGCGCGAGAAACAAACTAGTTAATACTTTCAGAAAGAAATCTGATTTCACTCATTTCATGTTTATTGATTCAGATATTGAGTTTTCTCCCGCAGATGTATTACGACTGTTACATTCAGGTCATGATTTTTGCGCAGCACCTTATCCGGCTAAGGCTATTGGCACACAATTAATTGGTAATCCGCAAGTAAAAGATGGATGTGTGAAAGTCGTTAATGGATGGGCCGAGGGACAAGATCTACCAACAGGATTTATGATAATTTCTCGCACAATATTTGATAAATTAGCACCATTTGTTCCGGAAGTAGATGACGATGTAGTTGGATCAGGCGTTGGAGCTTATCATAATTTCTTTGATTGTGGAGTTGATGGCCGTCAATACCTCAGTGAGGACTGGTGGTTTAGTCGGTTATGCGGCCTCCATGGAATACAGCCTTGGTTGGACACTAAGGCAAAATTAAAACATTGGGGAATGTATGGGTATAGTTGTCCATCTCTAGAGGAGCAGTGGGAAGCAGCCAAAAAGAAACAAGTCAAGGTAGTTGAGAAAGTTGAGATCAAATATACTCCACAGATCTTATATTCTCCTTGGCTTCCGGGGCGGTCCCAAAGTCTTTTGAGGATTGGATCCCTATTAGGAGACATTCGTACTCACGAATGCAAGGGAAGCCAACGAGAGTTCATGCTATCTCGTTGGTATGCCGCATCAAACGCAGCGGATGCTGCAAAAGAAACACATGTTGTGATGTTTGATGACGACGCTTTGTTCTGCCCACAGCACGCGAGAGAGAGACTCGATGAAATTATTAAATCCAAACCTAGAGAAATTATTGCGCTCCATAATCCTTGTGTGGATAGCTTGGAAGCTATGTATGCCAAAGAAAAATGGGTGACTTCTGACGACGCCACAATTGGTTCGGGGGTTATTTTTCCTTTATCTGTCTTCGAGGAGTTTCTTGTATGGATTAACAATAACCTGAAAGAAGGCGCTCTTGACGCCGCTAATCAATTTGGCATGGATGCTCTATATGGAATGTTTGCTGTTTGCACCAAGCGATTGGTTTACCATCCTATCCCTACAATCATGGATCAAGACACCAAATTGGTAAGTTCACAGGGGAATGAAGATACACCTGGTCGCAACACCGTGTGTAATTGGCGAGATGGTCCAATCCCTGAATCATACGATGATGATGGGCCTCATTTACATATGGGTAGATGGTTTCCGGGACTACAAGCTTTAATTGAGGAGTGGGTGAAATAATGCTGGCAATAGGTAAACATGATGGTGACTATGTGTTCTTTGGCCAAGATGGTGGGAAACAAGTCAAGTTCCGCTGTTCTGAGGATGAGGCTCGATCAGCACTAAGACAGTTAGCTGCTGCATTAGGTGATACAATTCCATCCCGAGAGTCTATCTTGAACGCTGCCCGAGATGTGACGCGGCCTCAGATTATTGAGGGAACACCATCAAAACCAGGCCCTATTAATTTAGCTAAACCATTGGATTTGAATGCTGTGGCTAATTTAATTGGTGAAGATCCCGCCGTTGAAGCAATGCGAAAAGACGAACGGGAAATGAAGGCACGATCAAATGCTGAACAAACCGGCATTAATATCGTGAAACGGACTTCCGAAGAAGACGCGCAGAAACAAGAAGCACGTCGAGCTAGACTACAAAACGCTCTTGGAGTAGACGAATGAACTCAGTAGATAAACTTGCATACGGTGTTCTAGCTTTGGCCCACAAGGAGAAGGCTCGGATTGACAAATGTGATGTATTAATTCCAGGTCAGCAACCAGAACGTCTAGGAGATATTCTGATTGAAGTTGGTCAGGATTTTCTTGAACTCCTCTATAGTCAGAAACCTGACTCTGAATGTCCCGATTTCATTGATAACGTTAGAGCTGCATCTGCAAAATTATCAGAAGATCTAGTTGCGAAGAAGGCTGAAAAATCATTAATTTTATCAGCTGCTGATTGCGCACGTTTAGATAAAGCTAAATCAAAGCGACTCAGGCGTGTCAAATAAGAAAAAAGCTGACCCGAATGATTATCTTCTTGGTGGATTGAAGTTTGATACCAAATCGAAGTTCAAGGTTGCTGAGAGTTTCCTAGAGTTTTGTGACCAAATAGGTGTTAAATTAAGTCGTGCGCAACTGGTTGCATGTGCAATCGCATACGATGGCGTTCAACCCGAAGATTTGAGAGGGTCCGATCGGGAATTAGCTCGCAAATTGTTTGGTGATATTGAGTCTATTACTGATGAACAGCGTCGCGTATTCGTTGCTGTGGCCGGAGCTAGAGCTGGTAAGACATACGTATTAATTGCCCTACGGATCCTGCATCTGGCACTTACTGTTCCTTTAGACGATTTGGCACCTGGTGAAGTAGCCTCAGCACCAATCATAGCGCCAGATATGGATCAGGCTTGTAAACCACTTAGATTTATCCAAGGTGCAGTCAGAAATCATCCTGAACTTTTGAAGATGGTGGTCGGGAAAGCTGATGCAGCTGAATCAATTGAGTTTGCTAGAGATGGTAAATCTGTCGAAATCGTTGTTAGAGCCGCGTCGGGAAAGGGACGAACGGGACGAGGTTCGAACTTAGTTGGAGCAGCTTTAGAAGAGACGGCATTTTTCAGAGATGCCGGAAGTGTTGTAAATGATCAGGAACAATTTGATGCTATTACTATTCGCGCTGTTCTTCCTGGATCTCAGATTATCATCGTATCTACACCCTGGGCTCAAACGGGGTTGTTATACGATTTCTTTTCACAGTGTCATCCGAATCCGGAATGTGCCGGGTTGCCTCCAACCCTTAAGCTTGGGACTACATGTCTCGCAATGCACAGCCCCACTCTGGTTTTCAGAGATAGTCCGATTTTACGACAAGTGGTTGAACAACAATATCAGCAGGATTCAGAAAATGCCCGACGAGAATACGGCGCCCAGTTCATGGGCGCTGGAACTGAGTCTTTCTTTGACCCGATCGTATTATCTAAGAGTGTTGATTCGACCTATCAATTTCCAACCCTCCCCGAACCGGGTGACAGGGTTATGGCGGGTATTGACCTCGGGTTTACCAAGAATAGCAGTGCGTTGGTGGTTTCGCATCTAAAACAAGGGATTATCAGAGTCGCCCAGATTATAGAGAAGAAACCGCAAGAAGGTGCAGCATTACAGCCTAGTGAAGTTTGTCGTGAGTTTGGTGAAGAAATACGCCGTCACGGCGGAAGTTATTTTATGGCCGACCAGCATTATAAACAAACTGCAATAGAGGTAATTGGCAAGCTAAATCTAGGATTCGTAGATGCCCCAATGTCGCCTGCTGAATCATTCATCAAAACTCGGACCCTGATGAGGGAAGGGTTGGTCAAAATACCAAATCATCCACGATTACTGCGTCAGTTAAAAGAAGTCACTTGGAGGAAAAACTCGGGTGGGAATATAACAATCATTTTGCAAAAATGGCCAACCGGGGAGCATGGTGATATAGTATCAGCGTTTGTTCTTTCTATCTTCCAACAATCTGGACAATTGGTATTGGCTCCAAAACCTAAAGTTGGAACCCCGGAAGCGGATGCGATTGAAGTCAAAGAAGCACAAGAGCGTCGTCGCCAAGCCCAATTGCGAAATGACCAATCCCTAAGGCAAAATTGGACCCCCGGAGATAGATCAAGATGAAAACACAACTCTTCTTCAACAAGGTGCTGTCGCCATCAGCCCAAATCACAATCCTCCAAGAATGGCTGAATTGTGGATTAATTAATGAAACTGAATACAAACGAATGATGTGTGGATTTTGTGAACATCAAATTGAGCAAGAAGACTGTCTAGACCCTAATTGCATAATCAAATATGTTCTGGATTGTTAGCCCGGTTTTGACCGGATTGGGGTATGACAGAGTCACTTATTGATCTTCGTGCTAGATTAGAATTATTGAAAGAGTTTGGGGTCGCTCAACATGACCCGACGACTGGGATGGTGGCGTTTTTCACCCCAAAGTCCGTGCTGATGCCTATGAGCAAAGAGGCTCAGATGGAAGTCGAAGCCCGGCGAGCTGAACAACAAGAGGCAATTGAACAAAAACGCAAGTTTGGTGCTTCGGGAGGTTTTGTTCCAAATCAATTAACTGCTGATGAAATAGAAATTAGGCATAAATCTGAAAAAGAGGAACAGTTGAGGTTTCAGCGTCAGTCTGAAAAGGTTCGGGCCGCTAGGGCTCAATTAGACGCTAAGACTGCCCAATGAGTTCAAAAGATAGCCAGGCGATGGCAAAAGCGCAGGAAATGCGCGCCAAACGCAAGAACAAGATAAAGAAAGATAACCCGGAGACCGAAAAACCGGACACTGGGAAGTTTAACACAGGACCGGATTTTCACCCACTAGGTCAAGATCTCCGTTGGTATTTAGCTTCGGCAGATGACATTCACAATTTAGTCATGTCACGTGTTTCGCGCTTGCGAAACCGTCAACGTGCACGACGAGAGATGTATAGATATTATCTACAATTATATGGTGTTAATGAGTTTACAGGCCTGGGTCTAACAAATTATGAAGCTGCGTCTATTGGATTCGTTGCTCCCAGTCTCCCATATAACTTAGTAAGACGAGGCGTCAACACTGTTACAGCTAAAGTTGGACGACATAAACCATTACCAATGGTTCTCACGTCACGTGGAAACTATAAATTAACAAAGAGAGCCCGTTCACTAAGTTATTTCCTTGAAGGTGCTTTCAACGCTTGTGATGTATTTGCTAAAACCCCCTGGCAAGCACGGGATTGTTTAGCACTTGGTCCTGGTCTCCAATGGATCCATCATTATCCTGGTGACAAACTTCCACGATGTGAACGAGTTTTAGCTTGGGAAGTTTTTGTTGATATTGGGGACGCTCATAATGGTGACCCAACTCAATTGTGGATGGTGAGGTGGGAAGACAGAGTTGATCTTGAAAGTCACTATCCTGGTGCAAATGAATTGGGAGAAGACCGACCAACTATAATAGAACATTCTGGTAGCACATCTGGATTAATTGATGATATGCCCGATTATGAACAGGGCGTGGATCGTGTGTTAGTTACACGTTGTTGGCGTCTTCCTTGTGGGGGTAAACCTGGGAAGTTCTATGTTGGGGTAGATGGTGGTCTCTTAGATCAAGGCGAATATAACAAAGACCATTTCCCTCTAGTTATGCTTGGATATACCAAACCCATGATTGGCTATTGGCCTGATGGTTTGGCAGCAGAAATGTCTGGATTTCAGGAGGAATGCAATTATGTAACTGAAACTCTGAGAATGGCCCATCGAATGGTTGGAACAGGTATTTGGAAAGTTCCTGACGGTGGTGATATGATTGATTCTCACTTCGTAAATGAAGTGGGGTATTTGCTCAAATATAAGCCGGGATTTGAACCCACATATCAATCACCAGAGCCGGCTAACGCTCAAACTTATAGCTATCAACAGCAATGCGCTAATGATTCGATGAAATGGATTGGCGTCTCTCAGATGAGCGCCAATGCCGAAAAACCATCTGGTATCACGGCTGCTGTGGCCTTGAATACTCTAGCCGATTTGGAAAATGATAATTTTGCTGTTTTCGAACAGGCTTATGAAGACCTCCATGTTCAGATCGCCGAACGCTTCATCGAAGAGTTCAAAGAAATGCATGAGGAAAACCCTGATTTAGCTGTATTCGTATCCCAAAAACGTCAACTTCTCGAAGTTAAATGGGAAGATGTTGACATGGACGCTGATGCAATTCAGATCCAGATCTGGCCAACGGCGTTGTTAGGTCGGACTCCGGCTGCTAGACGACAGTCTGTCAGTGATCTTTACAATGGTGGATTAATTGATCGCACAATGTATCTGCGGCTTTTAGATGCCCCGGACATTGATGCCGAGGTTGACCTCGAATCAGCAATGACTATGCTCGCAGATGAACAAATTGAGCATATGCTGGATCTTGATGAAAATGAAGTTAATAAAAAGGGATCCTACAGACGCCCCGAGGCTTACCAAGACCTTGTTTATGCAATGCGTCGAGCACAACAACAAATATGCATGGGTCTCATGACTGGGGTACCAGATTCGATCCTAGGTCTTTTACGTCGTTATATTGAAGACGCTAAGTTCGAACTTTCAAAGACCATGGCAGCACCAACTCAATCAGGCGTAAATCCATCACCACAAGCTGGGCCTGGCGGAGCATTGAATCCAGCACCAGCTAATGTTCAACCACAAGGAGCGGCCCCAACACCTGGGGTCTCGTAAAGTAATCAAATGGCAAACGAAGTAATAGTTCCAGAAGTAGCGGTCGAAACCGCGGAGACCCCAGTAACAGAAACAGCAGTTGCTCGGGATGAATCGGGTAAGTTTATTTCGCATCAAGCTAGAAAAGCGGATCTCCATTCTCGACTTATGGCCGAAGGCGAAGCCGAGGCAAAGGCGGCCTTAGAGGCTGAGGTAGCCGCGGATACTTCTGAAACACAGGAAACCCCAGCCAAAACGCCAGAAAAGGTATCCGCTGAGAAACCGAAATCTGAGACTGAAAAGGCTGATGCCAAGGCATTTGCAGCTTTAGCTCGTCAAAAGACTGAACTACGCCAGTTAGAGTCAAAAGTCGCAACTGAAAAACAAGCAGCAGAGACGATGCTCAATGAAGCGAAGGATCGTCAGTCAAAGGCTGAGGCAAGAGTCAAAGAACTAGAAGCCCTTTTCAATGATCCAACTAAGTTTTTCGAGTATGGATTCGATCATCTAGGTCTAAAGACGGAAGAAGATTTCAAGAAATACGCGAAGAATCAATGGCAACGTCAACAGACTGGGACTACGACAGATGCCAAACCACTTACGGAAGCTGATGTAGCGGCGGCTGTAAAAAAGGATCGTGAAGCGCGAGAGGCCACACAGGCAACAGAAGCCATATACATCAATTTTGATAAACTGATGCAAGATGAAAAATATGAGGCTTCGAGTCTAATTTATTCGAGGGCCGAAGCACGGAAAGTTGCTGATGACATTTGTAACAAATTAAATGCTTTAGGTAAGACGCCACGAAAGCCAAATGGTGATTTTGATTTGGAAGCTGTAGCAGATGCCGTAGATGAATGGGCTCAGGAAGATGAGCGTTACAAACGTCTAGTCGCACGTGGACTACCTGCAAAGAAAGCGGCTGCAACTACAACTGAGGATAAAACCAAGGTTGTGGCCAAAGTTGATCCAAAGAAGGTAGTAGTACCAGCAAAGACTAATGGGGCCGCCGCAAAGCCACTAACTCACAAAGAACGAGTGGCTTTGACAATGGAGGCTGCTAGGAAAGCTAGCTAAAGACTTTAGGCTGCGGTTTTAGCCATGTTACCGTATCTCCTCCTGAGCTGCCCGGGTGCCTAAAGAGGCAGCATTTTTTCGTTACACTAAACCTAGTTAGTGTAAAGGATTCGGATGAGCGATCCTTTTAGAATTGATGATGACATTCTGATCATCTCCAGGGATGGTATCAACGGTCGTCCTGTAGTCAGGACTGAAAGACATATTTTCTGTTACGAGGACTTGATTGGTGATGGACCAAGCGAAGACGACGTTCCCGCCTTTGTCGGCGGCGTTCGCAAAAATATATTGCAACGCATCCCGTTCGTTCATCGGGGGTTTTTCGGTGGGCGTGCCTTTGGAGATAACTAGAAAAAGAAGCTTTCCGAATCCCTTATTACGCAAATATTCCTGAAACATGTGATGAGTTTTCGAATAGTCGAACTCATAATCTTCTGACCCGAACAGAAGTTCCATGAACGCATTTTCGTCATATATCCAAGCCGTGTAAGCATCATTAGTTCTAACTTGTGCTTGCTTCTCGGCCTTGCGTCGCTTCTTTTCGTCAGATTTCTGGCTCATTTTCGTATCTCCTTAATTCCTGATACGTTAATAACTTTAATATTTACGGATCAAGAATGCGGTTCTTCGCATTCCCGGGCTGAGTATTGAATCCATAACGAGGATCATCTGATTTGAATGTATTAATCCATTCTCGCTCTAAGCGGTCGGCTTCACGAGGGCTGTCACATGTTGCAATGACTTCATTGGTCCATCCATCAATGCCATAGTCTTTGAGCGCAAAGTGAAAGCGCGACCGCCACTTAAGTGTGAATCGCAGAGCCTGACGAATGTGCTGTTGCCAGCGCTTTTGCATCGTTTGCGAAGTCTGGCCCACATAACGCTTCCCCGTGGCCTTATGAGTGTGAACGTAGATGATTATAGCCATTCGGGATCCATCATTTCTTACGAATCTCAACTTTCGAGTACTTGACTAACAACATATAGATTCGCACAATCTGGATCTTGACAATTCCTCTGACTACGTCCATGAGGGCATTCAACGCCCATTGTTTTGGCATAATTATCGTCCATTTCAACTAAAATCTGTTCTATTAGCTTCTGCGCTTCCTTCACTTCAATTTCATTATATGAGCCAGATTGTGTTTTGGCCATTTCAACCCAATATTTTTCTAATAGTTCTTGTTTTTCGTCACCTAGACTTGTCCAAGGCCACATTTGATTAATTTTACACTTTCGAATGCTTAATCAAATAAGCGACTGCTTTCAGAATTAACATGGCGTCGTCTTTGAACATACCAAGTGCACGATTACATCTATCACAAAGCAGAGCCCTGATTTTATTAGTTGCATGGTCATGATCTACGTTAAGTCTCTTCCCATCTTTGGGTGGGTCCAGACAAATATTGCAAAGTCCATTCTGATCTGCTAACATAATATCATATTCTTCAATAGTGAGACCATGTCTTCTAAGAGTTATAGCCCTACGATTCATAGGATTATTGATCTCCCAAGCATATCCTTTAGCCCGACGTTTTGCAGTGTTTTTAGCATATGATTTAGCGTTGTATTGATTCATTTTGGAAGCAATGGTAAGTTGATAACGTCTAGTTGCCGCGTTAGTTGGCATTTGATTAATTTTACACTTAGCTCTTTATTGAATTGAATAAGGTTAGACCTTATCAGATCTTAGGTCATGTGACTGATGCCGTCACACTAAAAAGCATCAACTCGGATCAAGTTAATTCGCTCGCGCCAGAATCCATGCGGGTTGGAGTTTCTGATCTTTTGAGTACATCACAATGACTGCTGCATCATCCACCTCTTACTCTGCGTTACTCCGGGAAATCTGGCCGCAGACTGACATTTATGATGAATTGTACACCATCAACCAATCGTTTTACGGCCAAGTGGCTAAGGATACCACATTCCACGAAATAATCCGCCATATTGCAGTTGGCTATGGTTACACTGGTGGTGCGTCAGCTCAGTTCTCAAACGCCAAGCGAAACAAGTCGCCTTCGGTTGAGTCTAAGTTTGACATTACACCCGTAATCTACTACTCTCTGTTCTCAATTCAACGCCAGCTTCTCCGCCGGGCCCAGAATAAGAAAGCCGCAATTCTGCCGGCTCTCGAACGCCAAGTCAAAATGGCGCTCAACGTCTGGAAGCGTCGCCAGGGGATCTATCTCTGGGGCTCTGGGGTTGGTTCAGTTGGCCAGATCCTTACTGCTCCTGGTGGGACCGCCACACTCTCAGTTCCCTCTGGCTCAACACAAGTTCTGACCACGAGTCAGATTCAGCTAACCAACGTAGCTGATATGAAGAAGTTCCAGAAGAACCTAAACGTCGGGTTCTCAGCAGACAACACTGGGGCATCTTCACAACGGACCCAGGTTGTTCCACTGCTCGTCACGAGCCTCGACCGTGATAATGCAATCCTCACTTTCAACGTTCCAGTAGCAACATCTTGCCCAACATTTGGTTCGACCGATTATCTCTACTTTGACGGCGATTACAACCAAGTGGTTTCTGGTCTCCAAGGCTGGATCCCAACCTCAGCGCCCACTTCAACGCCTTGGTTCGGTCTTGATCGAACACAAGATGTGCAGTGGCTATCTGGGTGGCGCGTTTCAGGAAAGGGTATTTCACCCAAGGCTGCTGCAATGAAGGCCGCGAAGGTTATTGCAGAAGCTGATGGTCATGGAACTCACTACTTCCTATCACCAAACGACTACCTCAACCTTCAATATGAGCTAGAGTCATCCGGTTCACTTCGAAATGTGAAAGAACCCGCTGCGCCAATCAACAAATATGCAAGCGGCGTCACATTCAACGGCATTGAGTTTATGGGCAGCATGGGACCTATCAAGGCTTTCTTTGATATTAACACCCCAGACGGCTATCCAATGCTATTGGATATGGATACATGGACCTTCGGGACCATGGGTGATGCTCCCTACTTCGATTCAGAGGATGGTAATGAAATCCTTCGCGAAGTGGATGCGGATGCATTCGAAGGCCGAATCGTCGGGGACCTACAGCTTTACACCGAAGCACCAGGTCGTAACGTTGTCGTCACTCTGAACTCCTAAGAGTAAAAGGTAACAAGGACAAGTAAAATGAGTGATTTCAGCATCTATAAGTCTCTAAAGACTTCGGAACTAACATCAAACGCCCAGTTCTCAACAACTGGTACGGGTTCAACAACTACGGTTACGGGGGCAGCTAACGCTATTTCCCAGTCGTGTCGTCGAGAGGGCTATTTCAAAATGGCCAATATCTCAGCGACTACAACCGAGGCATCTGTTGGCGAAGCACGGGTAGTTGAGTTTACATCAACTTTCATTTCAGCTAACCTGGTGGCTTCTAACGGGGCGGCAGTTGCAAACACAACTGACTACACCTTAGTCAAGATCTACAAGGTAACCGCTGCATCTAACTATGCAACCCACGTTCTAGTGGCATCAGCCAACCTAGCTAACGTTGCAGTTTCACAATGGACCCCGGTTCCATTTGCTCTTGTCGCAAACGCAGCCAACTATCAGCTAGCACAGGGTGACGTTCTGACAGCTAACTGCACTGTCACTGGAAACGGCGTGGCCAACAACCTCGCAGTTGACGTTGACGTTGTAATTGAAGACGTTTGATCCGGACACTTTAACCTAAGAAGGATCAAAAGATGGATATTCTCCACGAAGAAGCAGGGACTAATGGTTATGGATCGGGGCGTTATATGCTCCGATTCCAACCAAATGGGACCTCAACGCCTAAATTAGTCAACGGCAACTACATCACCAGCGTGACCTATTCCGGAACAGGGACTGGGGTTTATCTTGTGAACTTTGCCTCGACTTTCAACGGGTCGTTGCTGTTCATGACGTTCGGTAAACAGTCAAACTCAGGAGGGCCAGCGGAAGGCTTTACTTTTGAGGTTGATAATGCACAGACGAACCTCACCCCCACAACTGGTGGGGCAGTAGTTGCAATCGCTGGTGTTAACGCATCAGGTTCACGAGCTACAATTGCCAATGATGCCAATACAATGGTCTTCATTGAGCTTGTATTCTCGTTCAATACCACACTCGTTCCCTAAAGGAGTTCCCGATGGCTGATACTGGCAAAGGGCTCCTCGTTTTAGCGGGAATGAAGCCAAAAGGTGATGATGATTCTGATGAAGATCAGGATTCGTCAGACGAGGTCTCTCCGGGCGAAGAGTCTGCAATGTCGGACTTTGAGAAAGCCTGTGCAGATGGTGATCATGCTGGGATGGCAAAAGCACTAGCCGCCTTCTTGGACATTTACCATGGGGGCTGAGTTTGCCCCATGAGTAAAATCTGCACCATTGATTTAGTCATAAATGTCCAAGGGGATGGGACGAATGACTCATTCCGTCTCTCAACATATAACCCAATTTCACTTCAAGATTCACCCGGAGTGAGAATGTCCTATTCTCTCTCTGCTGGATTCAATTCAGTTTCACTTGCGACGGCGTCTGATGGTGGAAAACCAAACTTTGCTCTGGTTTTGTCACCTACATCATCAACTAATATTAAGACGCTGAAAGGTATCACTGGTGATACTGGAAAGTCATTCACTGCTCAGCCATTTCTAATTCCAATTCAGAGCACGGATACAGCTCTTGGTCTCACACTCACTTCAAACGAAGTGTTAGAGATTATGTGGCTGTGAAAAGAGGCTCTCGTGATTATCAAAAGGGGTTCCAAGTTCATTCTGATGACACAGGATGGTTCAAAACGACTGGGAACCCATACCTCACGTGCTGATGCCGAAGCACAAGAACGAGCCATCAACATAAGTAAAGCAAAAGCTGCTGGACATAGGATCAAGAAATAAATGCAACTTCGATCACTTGCCCAGATGCGTTCAAAAGTGGTGTTTGAAGCGGATCTTCCGCCACCAACTTCGGCCACTACACCATCTTTAGCTGATATTAACTCTAGAATAAATGAGGGTGTGTCAGAGTTTCACCGACTCGTGGTTGTTGCAGCAGCAGACGAAGCCTATTCAAAATCCACTTGGTTTCAGACTGTAAATGTCGCACCTGTTCAACCTTTCAGTGGTTTGACACCCCCGTTTCGGGCACAGATTGATTATCC